CGTCCCTTAAACCAAGAGTGTCCAAGATAGCTGTACGTGCCGCACTTATAAGACCCGTAGCTTTGTTTGGCTCTGCTTGAATTTTCTGGATTAAGTCGTTAGTTCTAATTATAGACGTAGACGCTTTAGACGACTGATCCATAATATCACTCCATGGCTTGCGAGCAGATTGAGCAATGTCTCCTCTAGTTACTTCGTCTTTAGGCGCAAATTCTTTTGGAGGCGTTAAACCGACCAATTCAAAAGTAAGTTCGCCGGTGGCTGGATCTTGTTGTGCGAGCTTAGTCACTTTCTGCATTGTACCGTCTGGCTGTCGTTCCATTACTTCAACCTTTACAGGAGCAGCGCGACTGCCAACAGCTCTTGGCTTAAATCTATCCCTAAACTGTACAAGTTGAGTTTCGACAGCTTCAACATCTGTTTGACCAGTTACAAGACCCTGCAAAACACTTCTAACCTGTAGTTTATCTGTTTTAGAAACTCTAGGGTCTTGCATAAACCCTTGTAGCTCTCCAATTGCTGCGGCTTTTTTGTTTCGTTTTATGTTTTCTGCTTTTTCTAAAGCACTAGCCGTTTGTCCAAACTCTATGGCTCTTTCAGGATCGACGTTTACCATCGCTATCCCAGCTTCTCGAAGTGCTGTAGGGTCTTGTAGTGCATCTCCAGTCAAAAGACCAGCAGCAATTTCCTGTCGTTTTTGCTTTTCTCTAGCAGCTGTAGAAGCTGTAGAAAACTGCTGTGCCTCTTTCTGATAACCAGCAGCAGCAAGGTCTTGTCCAATCTGAGCCAACTTAGCAGCATCACCAGAAGCCATAGCAGCCTGCCCTTGTTGCATCAGCTGGTTAAACTGCTCCCGCTTTTTGCGGTCTTGTGCTTGGCCGGGAAGTCCACCTATGGCGCGACCCAAGCCAAACAAACTTTCGGCCATTTGTGGGCGACCTAAGCTAGACAAGAACCCTTGTGAAAATGTAGCCATTGTATTCTCCTCTTATCCGAACAAGCCGCCAAGTGCTGCAGAAGCAATGTTACTCCCGAAACCACCAGCTAAGTTAGCTTTTGCTTGTGCAGCAGTCAACAACGCTTCCAAACCAGCAGCATAGGTCTGCCCATATGCTCCTGCTTGCTCAGAAAGTGCTTGCCTGCGTTGTTCAGCAGCAGTCATTCCGGGTTGAATACCGGACAACAACTGTGCCTGTGGCATATAACCAGCGGCCAACATTCCCGTACCTAAGCCAGCCAAGCGTTGCTGCTCTTGTCCTGCAAAATCCATTGCTTTTAAACGAGCGTTTGTTAGTGCTTCTGCCTGTCCTTTAGCAAGTGCTAGAGCTTCTGGAGTGCCACCAAACATACCCGTAGTAACGCCCAAGCGTCCCTGTGCAGCCAAACGCTGCTCTAGAGCAAGCCTCTGACGCTCTTCTTCAGCAAGCATAGAATCACGTATACGCCCATAGACTTGTTCTTCACGAGCACCTGTAGGCATCGCTGCTTGTTCAAAGAACGTCCCTGCTCGTTGTAGCTGATCTTGATACAACTGTTGCTCTTCTGGCGACAGTTGAAGATTGTACTGCATCTGACCCGTATTTGGGTCTTGTGTCATGCCAAACTGACCGCCAGTAGCAGAAGTCACGGTGTACGGTTGGAACTCAAGCATACCGCTGAGTTGTTGAGCAAGACCGCCTTCTCCGGTAAACTCACCATAAGCACGTTCGCCAATCCCGCCAATGTCTTCGTAGCTCTGTAAAGCTAGACTAGCGCCTAAGCCTCCTAAGCCAAGACGAGCAGCATTTTCTTGCCACTTATCCTCGCCTCCTAAAGCATCTACAATAAAATCATACCAAGCCATTAGCAGGTTCCTCCACTAACTAACAATAAACACATAACATAATTAATCATAACGTTCTACCTAAAAGTGCAAGTACATTGATTTCTTGTAAAGACAACTCTTGTCCATTAATGTCAGCTTCCATGCCAATAACCAAAGTTGATCCACTGCCATTAGCATTAATACCAGTTCTAGAAGTTAGTTGTCCAGAAGAAAACTGACCGATGTTAAATTCGTCAACATTGAACTCTGAAGTTGACTGACTGGATAAAGCCAAAGGAACTGAAGTTAATACAGACCCAAAATCATAAGCCCAGTTTAAGTAAATTGTTGTTTCACTACCGCCTACAACAGTCGGTCTAATTTTCTTTATGAACTTAAGTTTAGAAGTGTCTCCAAAAGTTAATTCAGGACTAATATATTTAAATCTGTAGGCAGTGCCGTTGTCCTGATAACCAGAGTAGCTCCCTATTCCGTCAGAAGTCCCTATAAGTAATGTACCGTCATCTTTACGTTCAAAACAATTAAACCCAGTACCCGGCCAGCGTGTTGCTCTATAGGACCCGTTTTCCAAAGTCCCCCTAACGTCAAAACAAAAAGTAATGTCTTGACTAACAAAAGTAAGTAGATAGAAGTTTTCTTCGGGATGATACACGGAAGAAAAGGTTTCTCCAAACTCACTAATCAACCTGATAATGTCCTTTGTTATCGTCCCTGACAGGCTTGTGATTGGCATTGTTTTTTCTTGTAGTGTTCTGCCAAAACTTCTCAAACCCGTCTGAGACAAAAACAAAACGTCCGTACCTGTGTACTGCACAGTGTCCCTACCGACACAGCCTACGCCGGACACAGTGTCAGCCAGTGCCATAGTAGCTGGAGCGTCAGCACCGGAATACACAACAATACTGTGCTTTCCAAAGATAATCAAAAGATTATTATGGGCAGCCAGTGCTACAATTTCGTCATGTCCATCAGGCCAAACTTTAGAAATGTCAATAGCACCGGAAGTACCGCCTGTCCAATCATGGCCTATCAGAAGATCAGACCAGTAGACTTTGGATTTGTCAGTAGAAAAATCAGCAGTCCATAGACGCCCATAAGCAGCTAACACTTCGTTTCCATACATAGCAGAAGTAACACCAGCTGCACCAGCAACAGTACTCAGTTTAATCACTGCGCCACCAGCGTTGTCATAAACCAGAGGTTCGTACCCACGCTGAAAGAAGTAAATCTTGTCATTAAAGTTGACCATCTTCCAAGCATCAGAAGTAATCGTGTAGCTGCCCGGAGTTTCGTCAGCAAGAGTAGTAGTACCGCTGAGTATCTTATTGTTTCCTACTGAGAATACTTTAGTGTTACCCAAGTCGTCTCTAAACTCTTTCATTGCAACAATAGTTGCCGTACCTAACTCAGTCTTGTCCGTAGTAAGGACAGTGATGCCTTTACGTGCAGCAATACGACCACGTTTGTCAATCACAGCATTGTCAGCTGTTTCAGCAAAAGATGGATCTTGAGCTAGAGGCGAGTCTTCAGTATTAATACCTTTGAATGCCGGAGCTACAAGATTAATACTTTTCAGTTCTTGAGCCATGTAGATGCCTTAAGGTGTATAGAAGATAGTTTGCTCTGGATGTTTACTTGCGTCTAGTGCAACAGCATCAGACAAGTATTTGTTAGCAATAGAGAAGTACTCTTGTGTCGAAGTTCCTCCCGTCTCGCCACGCTCTCGTGCAGCCAGTGCTACAGCCAAATGGATCACGGGCATCGAAGGCACGTTTAAAGTGTCATCGTCTGCCGATAAGTCTGTCTGTCCTTTGAACAAGTTCGTTACAAGAAAATAGCTTTGTTCTGGACTAGGATATATACGAATTATGGAGTCCCTATTAGAGTCAATTCCATAAAAACTGTAGTACACAGGTCTTCCATTAGGAACAACTGTTCCTACCAAAGGTTGTTCCATGCGTATTTTTTCTTCCATAGTGTGCTGGTCTATATAAGTTAAAAACTCTTTCCCAGTACCACCAAGATCTGCACCGTCCCAGCCTATAATCATACTTTCAATTTTAGGGGACTCTCCTGATCCTACTAATGTAACATTATTACCATTACTGGGGCTATTTGAAGTCAAAGTAGTAGTAATTGTTATTCGTTCCATTGACCAGTCCCAAGCGTCTTCTACAAGTTTCTTAGCGTCATTAACAATGTCCCCAATGAGCTTACTGTAAGAAGTAGACTGTACAGTAGTTACTTCAGTTTCACGAAGTCTTCTTAAGACATTGTTGACCAATTCTAGATAAGTCATTAGTACATTCCTTGAAACAAGCTTTGTTGAATAATACGATTAAGTTCAACGTCATAATCTCTGGGCTGATAGTAGACACCCCTGAACTCTGGTAGTTGATAACTTAAGCCACCCATGTAGCCTTGGAATGGCTTAGGTGAAAACATGCCGCCTGCGCTAACTGGTGCTACACCACCTGTTCCGTCACCAGTTCCGTCGCCACCAGTGCCTTCACCAGTTCCGTCTGTGCCGATACCAGCGTCACCTTCGCCTTCGTCTCCTAAACCTTCAGTTCCTACACCAGTCCCTACAGTTGTTGTGTCTCCTGCGTCACCAGCGCCAGCACCTGCGTCTCCTCCTTCAGCAGTACCCGTGTCGGAAACACCAGTGCCGTCTCCAGTGCTTACAGTATCTACAGTATCTACAGTATCTACAGTATCTACAGTTTCTGTAGGAAACTCTGCAGCTTCGTACACTGTGTCTGCATCATACGGATTATTTAGTAATTCTCTAAAAACATTTTCAAATTCGGATGCGGTAGCAACTTCTAGTAAATCACCACCTTGACCAAACCCAATGTCAAAAAGTTCATCAGCAATAATTTGATAATTAGGATTAGTAGGGTCTATACCAGCAGCGTCTAAAATATTTCCTATCCAGTTTTGAGCATTTTCTTGAGAAACTTCGGCAGTAACATCCTGTGAGTCTACAACAGGATTATAAATGTTAATGTCCCCTGCTCGTCCTCCAACATCCATAAGTACATCTTCTGGATTAGTTTGAAAAATTTCTTCGGTTAAGACATTTCTAAAAACACCTTCTCCTTCGTATATCCAAGGATATTGTTGGTCATAAATCTGTTGTTGTTGTTCTTCTGTTAAAGGTTCTGGAGCTTCTCCTGCCCAGTCTTTAAGTTCTTCTAAAGTACCTTCTGCTGGACCGCCTAACTCACCAGCATAGACTCTAAGTTCTCCTAAAAGCCTATCTTTTAGTTCTTCATCTTGCTCTGCTTCAATAACCTCAATTAGTTGTCTAGCAACAATCTTATCATCATCAGTTAATTCTTGTTGTTGTTCTGTTGTTACTTCACCACCAGTAGTAAGCATACCGCCATCACCAGCTTCATCTGTGGTAGAAGTTACGTCAGTCTGTGTAGCTTCTGTAGCTACGTCTGTAGCTTCTGTAGCTACATCTGTAGCTTCTGTAGCTACATCTGTAGCATCTGCAGCATCCGCAGCTTCACCAGTGTCTGCTGCTTCAGTAGCGTCAGTAGCACCACCGCCACCTGCTTCTTCTTGTTCTTCAGTAGTCTCCACGACTTCAACAGGAGAAACTCTCAGACCACCGCCAAAACCGCCTGTTCCTACTTGTTCGTGAGTTCTGTTGTTAATGACAGTACCGTCATCTAGAACTACATCTCTACCTATGTTAAAATTAGCACTCTGGATAGCATCTAGGAAAATACTCTCGTCTTCTACAGGTGCTTCGTCAGCTAAAGTTCCTTCTGGATCGTAAAGCTCACCTTCGTATCTTTTGCCAACTTCTTTGTCTTTTACAAAGATTTGACCCGTTGCAGAAAAAACATTAGAAACCCATTGATCTGCGTTGTTGATTACGGTTCCGTCAGACATCTCCACGTCTTCCCCGTTTTCAAAAGCTTCTCTTTGTTCGGCATTTAGAACATAGGTAGTCTGTCCTTGGTCATTAACAAGGATGTCACTAGGTTCTTCTTCGTCTACTTCTTCAAAGACATCTGCTTCGCCCATGAGGTCGTCGTCAGCATCTAAAGTTACTACTTCTTCGGCGTCTTCTTCAGTTACTTCTTCTGGTTCAACCGGAGCAGGCTCTGGTTCAGGCTCTGGTTCAGGCTCTGGTTCTACTGGAGTTTCATCAGCCTGTTGTTCTGTTTCTAAGTCTGCTTCTGCGTCGTCACTAATTACGTCTTCTGGAACTTCACTTTCTGTAGAAGTGTCAATAATGTTTTCAACACTTCCTATGATGTCATCAACAAGATCTTTGTTTTCTATGTAAGTATCTACAATCTGCTGTAAGATACCTACGTTTTCTCTAGCCTCGTCTGCTGTTTGCACAGTTCCTGCAAAACCCATAACATCAGAAATTGCCGAACCTATTCCACCTACTACTCCTGCAGTTAAAATACTTTTAATTACTGCCCCAGCAATCTGCCCAGCAATGTCAAGGGCATCATAAGGCTCTTTAGTCTGCTTGTATTCTCCTAAACCTACGTCACCAAACTGACCTACGTTTAGTTCATACACAGCACCGTCAGGAGAGTCCACAATCAGTGGTATATCAGCTTCTGTAGCGGCTGCTCGAATAGCCTGCATGTATTCTTCTTGTGCAAGCCTACCTGTGTTTAGTGTTGCCCCTCGTTCTGCACCTTTTGGACCACCTAAGCCTTGCGTTGGAGCAGTATTAAGTACACCTAGCTCCATGTCAAGAGACGTGTTGTCTCCTAGCCAGCTGCCTAAGTTGTCCCATTCTTGTTGAAGAAATGCACCAAAGTCACCTTCATACGCTCCGACAGTCCCCTCATAAGCGTCGGCCTTAATCATTGAGTTAAAGTTAGTAGAGCCGAAATAGCGGTCTACCTGCTGTGCTGTGTACTCACCATTGATAAAACCGTTGAGTACGGCGCCACCTTTAGGGTCGCCCCAGTCTTGTCTAAACTTCTTAACTCTGTCTTTTTGTTCTTGAGTACGCTCACCTTTGATGCCGAAGTAAGCTACTGGATCTTCTACGTCCCACCAACCCAAGCTTTCTCTGTTACCGGAAACAGGCACGTTTGTTGTAGAGTTGTCACCTGTCAACATTGGCATTACTTAGACACTCCTGACTTTTTTTCATATGTACGCATAGCGCCCAACCCAAGCATTCCCATCAACACGGGCATCATAGTAGCTGTGTCAATCAGAGGTACTACTACGTCGATCTTAAGCAACGCAAGTACAAAGTTGGTAAACGGTATTACCATGAAGTTACCCATCATGCCAAATACGCAGCACCAGCCAACCGCAGGACGCCAACCAGAGACGAACAGGGACTTGTGCTGAGCTTCAGCTTTGTTGACCTCTAGCTGCCCCTTAGCAAGCTCCTGAGCGTGTCTCTGAGCCATCGTAGCGACTTCATGAGCCAGCTTAGCCTTTTGGTCCT